TGCAATATTAAGTGGAATGAGTCTGCTAGTATCAAGTTCTAGCTGGCGCTCCTCCTTGAACTGCTTAGGTAGATCTTCTCCAATGAAGTAGAAGTTCTTGATTAGAAGATCACGGTTAGCCTTAAAGTAGGGAATCTTTTCTGCTTCTGCGTAAAGTCTTACGAAGTTACCAGATCTTCCAGTCTTGAAGCATTGCCACAGACCACTATCTATATTAACGCTCATGTGTCGCTTGTAGTCGTTTTCTACAAATAGCGACTCCATGATAAACTCTCGGCCATTAGCAGATAGCTTACCAATAGATGAGAAGTTTTTGGTAATGTAGTCTCTAATAAACTGAGGTGCTATAGTGTACATACAAACTATTTCCGAATCTAAGTATCAAACCTTTAAGCAGTGTAAGTTGAAGTATCGTTACCGTTACGTTGACAGGCTACCTGAACCAGAAGAGTCCAACACAGACGCTCTTCACTTTGGATCTTATGTCCACAAGATCTTTGAGAACGGAGTGAAGGCAAAGTCTGAAGAGGAGCTTGTCCGTATCGCTGAAGAAGTGAGGGGTTCATACAAGGTATCAGAGAAGTACGACGGCAAAGATTTAACGTGTATAAAGAATTTCGTTAAGTTTAACGAGCAGCTACAAGAAACAGTAGCCACCGAGTTGTCGTTCGAAGTTCCTGTAAAGGATGACATCACCCTTAATGGTGTTATCGATAGAATAGTAAAGGGTAAGGATGGTGGATACCTTATTATCGACTACAAGACTTCCAAGAAGGAAAAGAGTAAGGTTGACCTTTATCAGGACTCTCAGCTTAAAGGGTATGTATATGCTATTAGCACGCTATACAAAGTTCCTATAAACCAGATTATTGCTGCACACTACTATCCATTGACTGGAACATTTGTTCATGTTCAGTACTCACAGCCTCAAATAGGTCAACACCTAAAAGGTATTGTTGATGAGGTCTGGAAGATTCGTAAGTGCAAGCTAGATGACATGAAGCCTAGCAGGAATGATTTCTGTAACTGGTGTGCCTACAAGTCGGCTTGTCCAGAGTTCAATACCTTAAATGAAGTAACAAAGAAGGTAGAAGAATTAAAGGCTATCAAGGAATCTTCGGATAAGAACCGTAAATAAAAGGGTAGTATAAATCTATCTCTATGGAGATAAAGAAGTTATGTACTTGTTCATGTGAGTACTTACACTTCTTAGTTAAGTAGTTATATAACATCTCCAGCTTCATTGGTTTTTGTTTATTCATACAATCAAGAACCTTAAGCTGAAAATGCTTTATGAACTTCTCAGAATACTTATGTCTCCACTTTTCTACAAAAGAATAGCTTAATGTTTCATTTATTAAGTCTATAAAGTCTATTATGTCTGTGTCTAGGTTACTCATTATCTTATCTTATATTTACTATATAATATAAGGTATATGGTTTATTTTTCTCCACAAATTAAATATTTCTTAACTTCTTTAGCACTTGATGCAGATTCGGAAGTTTCTATAGTTCCAAAATCAGATTCTTGTGCTGATCCGGGGGACTTCGTAATTTTTAGATATAAACTAGGACAAGGTTTTGATAGTAGAAGAGAGCGTGTAGTATTAGTTGTCCAGCCTATAGTAAAAGAGGCAGGTACAGGTAATTTGTTGTTAACAGGGTTTAGAGTTCCTGATTATGGAAATTATACCCCACAATCTTTATATGATTTGTATGAAAATCAGAAATTACCTAAAGAAAATTATAGAACCTATATATTAGGTAATATTTGGGGATCTTTAAGAAGAATTAGAAAAAAACTTAGACCACCTGAAGAAAAAATACCTAATAAAGCACCAAAAGAAAAAGAGCAATAAATCATGGCAGAACCGATATCGACGATAGCTATAGGAAGCCTCGCGGCGGGTTTGTCCATTCCTCCTTTAATTGCTAGTCTTCAAGCTGTAACTAAAGTTTTAGGAGAAGTAAAAGATCAACTTAATAAAGCTTTAGATACTTCTAATAAACTTGAGAAGATGTCTTTAGCTTTAGGTAAGACATTTACAGAAACAGAAAAATCTCTAAGACCTGTAATGCAGGGACTAAGAGGAACTATAGAACAAAAGTTCGTAGGATCTATCGCTGGAATGCAGCAAGGCTTACAAGGCAATACAGCCGGAATAGCCAGATTAATAAATCAACAACAATTAACAGGTCTTACTTTTGGTAAGACTGGTCAGGTAATGGCTAAACTAGAAACTACCTTAGGTCTTTCTAGAGATTCAACTAATTACCTGTCTAACAGTTTAATAGCTACGAGCAGAGAATGGAATACAAGCACAGAGCATTTAGTGGAAGTAATAGATTCATTATCTAGAACTTTCCCAGCACAAAGACTAGCTGGTCTTGGAGAAGGCATAGTTGGTGCTGTTAGAGAATTAGGAGCAGAGCTTCCTACTAATATTGCTCAAAACTTAAATTCAGTAGTTAATGCTATTTTCGATACCAGCGAGGATGCTTATGCAAATTTAATAAGATTAGGTATTGGAAATATTAGAGAACAGTTAGCAGCAGTCGAACACAGTACAGAATTAAGCAGAGGATTACTAGTTGATGCAATTCAAACTGCTTCTAGAACCACAGAGTTTATGGCAGGTGGAGCAAATAAGTTTTTTAGACAAGTAGGTATTGCACAAGAAGCTTTAGGAAAAACTGCTTTGGATTTTAATGTTGTTGCTAAAAATCTAGGAACTAGAGTTAGAGTAGAAGGAGAGCAAGCTTTAGATTTTGGTAGAACTTTAGAGAATTTAAAGAATGAGGTGTTACAACCATTACTAACTTACTTCTTACAAGATTTATATCCTCAATTATTGAAAATGGTTGATTTCTTATCTTTCGCTGGTCAGCACGTTGCAAAAGTATTATCCGAGATGTTAGGGGAGGAAATAGGTGATACTGCTTCTGCTTTTAGAACATTAACTATAGCAATTTTAAAAGCTTCTATGTATGGAATAAATATTTTAGAAAGTTTATGGAAAAATTATTCTGATACTGGTTTTAAAATTTTATCTGTTATTGTTTATATTTCTGATTTACTTATAGAGAGCGTAGCATTAATTGGTAATACTTCACAGTATGTGGGTTGGTTAGTTGCAACACTATATGAAGGGTTTAGTACTGTATTTTACAAAATATTAGATCGTATTACTCCCGGCGATTATTTTAAAAGGTTGGCTGATAACTCATATAATAATATGACTCGATATTTTGAAAACTTTGGAAAAGAAGCCGAAGCTATATTTGCAAGCCTTGGAGACGTATTTACAAATCCATTGGATCAATGGTCCGCTATGAAAGCAAAATGGAATGAAAATATAAATGATCCTAATGGTCTTGGAAATAAATTATTAGGAGCTATATTAAAAAACTTTATTGAAGGTAAATCATTTGAAAGAGAAAGTAATGAATACCTAGACAGCATGAAAGACGGTATTGCAAGTATTGATAGAAAGACTCCAGAGCCAGTTACTAATAACCTATTGAATGAGAATGTTAATCAAGTTAGTTTAATGTTAGAAAGAGTTTTAGGAGTTAGAACATCTGATAGTTATGATGCGATCTTAGAAGAACTAAGAAAACAGAGAGAGGCTGCTGAACAAACTAAAGATGCAGCACAAAAAACTTCACAAATCATGTCTAACGTAGAAACAAATACTTTCTTAGCAAATAATTATTTAGCTAATCCTAGGTATTTAGAGAAGCCAGCATAAGGATATTATTATGTACATAATCGATAGAGCACTACCTCAAAGAAGTAGATTACAGTTTATATTTCCAAACGATAATCAATCACCAACAGCTAGCAAATATGGATATGTTGCTTCTTTACCTTTCTTTGAGAACATTACTATATCAGAATCTAAAAAAGCAAGATATCAAAAGTATTCACTTATTTCAAGATCTAGTAACTTATATTCCTACCTAGGAGCAGACTCTAGACAACTTTCATTATCTTTCCGCATGACGCTTCCTCATATTTTAGAAACTCATAATGGAATTAGTAAAGATAGATTTGAAAATGATGTTAGTAAAATATACTCAAATGAGAAAGATTTATTCCTAAACAAAACAGAAAGCAAGCCTGAAGATATTAGTATAGCCACTAAGCTAGGAAAAAATTATTTAAATAACCTTGCAAAAGATTCGGCAAAGCAAGTATTAAATAATCCTAATATGATAAAAGCTCTATCTATACCTTTACTACAAGATTTGAAAGTTAGGTATGGAGTAAATGATCAATCAGATATTGATCTAAGAAATAAACTAAAGGGTGCAGCAGCATCTACAGGATCTGCATTCTTTGGAAAAAATTCAGTAATATCAAAACAATTAGGAAAGAGAGCAGTAGAATCAATAGATGCAGGATTTAATCGAGCATCTAATCAAAATCTTTTAGCTGATCAAAATAGATACAAAATAATTGATATTATTGTTTATTGGACTAACGTAATTAGAGCTTCTGTAATTAATAACGCACATAATCCATTATTAGGTCCTCCAATTATTAGATTATCTCACGGAATAATGTATCAAGATATTCCATGTCTATGCATGAATTATGCTATAGAAGCAGAAGATGAAGCAGGTTATGATTTACAAACATTGCTTCCAAGAAGAATAAAATTTAATTTAGACTTAGAAGAAATTCGAGCAGGAGACTTTGGAGAGTTCTTACCTAAAGAAAAAGCTAATCCAGTTAAGAGAGATAACTTAGCTGGATGGGAAGCTGTTGTGACTGGAGATTTTAGGAGCATGGACCCCGGATCGCATACTACTGATCCCGGATATTCTTACACAATATAAGGATTAATATGGAATCATTAGGAGAAAATACTGGGCCATATGCCATAGAAGTTAATACAATAAAACACCGGGGCGTTCCTGTTACTACCATAGTAAACTCTCCCTACTATGATAATTTACTAAGTAACCTAGAATCTGCATACACATATGATGTTGGATATGTTCCAGCAGGATATGAACACAGGCCAGATTTGATTTCTAATGTTTTTTATGGAACTCCTAAAAATTGGTGGTTGTTGATGTTAGTAAATTCAATAACAGATCCTAATGAAGGATTTTATCTTAATCAAAAAATACTAATACCTAAGTTGTAATGATTCCAACAGTAAACGTAATTGTCGGATATAACCGAGATAAGATGATGCAATACTTTAAAGAGGGTGCATCATATGCTGCCGTACACAAAGAGTTGATAAACGATCCAGATGTTTTGTTATTTGATACACAAGGAAATCCAAACTTTATTTCTTTTGAACACAACTATTTAAAAGAGTTTAGTTTTAAACTAACATTTATTGATCCTAGACAACAGTTTGAGACAAGATTTTTTTCTGGTGGAATAATGCAACAACTTGCTGGAACTGCATATAGCGGTCCTGTAAAATCTTTATCGGATAGTAGAGCAAAAGATGTAAACGATCAGACTAGAAGATCTTTAAATAAGATAGGAAAAGAATTTTATCAAAACGTAAAAAATGAACTAGTTAAAGAATATGAAAATAGAACCATATACATTGCATATGGTTGTGGAAATGATTTCAAGATGTGGTCTGGTCCACATCAAGCAGTTATAAACTCTGTAGATATTGTGCCTACTCAAGGTGCTAAAAAGATCACATTGACACTAGCTCCAACTCTTGATAAGTTTGATGTAGGAAATAGGAGAGGTGCTTACAACGAGAGAGTAAATCTAAACTTAGCTGGATTAACCATGCGGTGTGTAGGTTCTTCTAGAGAAATAAAGTTTAAAGATTTTCCAAATAATGTTTATGATTATAAAACTTATCTAAAAGAATCAAAGAAAATAACTGAAGGCATAGATCAGTACGAGAAAGAGCAATTAGCTTTGATTGCGGAGACAAATCCATCGTTAGTAAGCATTTTTAATCAGGTTGATATTCATACGATAATTGTCGATGCAATAAGAGGATTTGTACAAAATGCAACCAACAATAAAAATATAATTGTTCTTCTTCCTGATCTAAATGTAGTATGTAAAGAACATATACAAAAAGTTTATGATTCATTTAAATATTCAACTAGAGCAAGTTTAGCTGCTGCAACGTCTACTGGAGGCGCTCCGGGAAAAATTCAAGCTAACATAATGAAGACAGAAATTCCTCCTGAGGCAGCTTTTTATGCTTCTTTAGTAGGAACTTTGGAAGATTTTGGTTTTAATGTAGAGAGAATAGATACATCAAAACCTAATGAACAAGTAATACCTAATGCAGTAGTATCCACAACGGTAGGAAATTTGGAAACTCCCGGAACTAATGCTGAAACAAGAAGACAAAACTGGTATAAATACTCAGAGTTTAAAGCAGTGCTAACTGAGGCTGCAACCTCTGGAGTTCCAAATTATTCTGGAAGATTACAAAGCGTAATAAATAAACTATCAGAAGCTTTTAAAGGAGTTTATCCTATAAACTTTGTAACTATAACAGAAACTGATTTGAATGTTTTAAAGTTTTGGTCTGCTCAAGATGGAGAGATAGTACCTTCTCTATACCCTACACTCGCAGGGTATGAAATATTTAATGAAGAAAAAGAATGTATTATTGTAGGGGATGCTTCATTAATAAAAGAATATCTATATGGAGCATATGATGCAGAAGAAAAAGAAAAATCAATATCTAGTATAAAAAATAAAGTACAAAGAGGTAGAAGAGATTTATCCAAAGTAAAAGCTAGTAATGATGCGGATCGTAATAATTTTATAAGTACTCAAGAGGGAGATTCAAAACAGGCTTCTATTGAAAAGAATATTAATGATTTATTAACTGCTCAATTAGTAACTATTCCTATACACCCACTAGATAAAATACTTTTATTAAATAGTACTTATACAAAAAAAATAAAAAAAATAGTAAATGAAAAAAGAAGCACAAATGGAGTGTTTGGAGATCAATCTTACATACCTGACATATTTGGATACGAAGATGTGGATATAGATCCACTATACAAACAAAAATTAAAAAAAGCAGGACTCCCTGTTTTTAAATTTAACGTAAAAAATCCAAATGTAATTGATCTTACTGGTAAACTAGGATCAAGCTATTTTAGCTTTTTAAAAATTGGATTCTCTAAAGTTATAAGTGCAAAAGCATCAGCCGTCGTGGCCGGACTACTTCCTGATGGTGTAGGTAATTTCCCAATTACAACAATAGAAGAAGCTATTCTTTTTGTAAAGAAAAAGCAGGCTGCTATGGGTATTAATGGAAATAATTCTAATATCCGTGAAGAAATTATAAAAGAACTTAGAAGTAATCTAGACTCTTCTCAATTTGATGGAATTTCTCCTCAGAAAGATCCAGATAAATTTTTACAAGTAGTTGTAGCTATTTTAGATTCTTTAGGTGATGTAGATTTTAAACCATATATTGAAGTAGATCAAAATTACCCCGGAGATCCTACAAAAATAATGACGGAAATGTTGTATGATCTTTATAGAAAAAGCACAGATATTACAATAAAAACTTTACCAACTTTTAATATATCAAGAACCTCCGACGTTATTAATAGTTTTTGCATTTTGTTTGCTCAAGACTCTCCAATAATTCAAGAAAATACTTTACCTAGAAGCGGATTAAACTCTTTCTTTTCTGGAGAGTTTCAGATTGTGGGATTCCGACACGTTATAGATTCTGTATCAGGTGCATATTCAGAATTTAATTTAGTAAGAAATCTATATGGATCTAATAAGTTTATCTCTGATATACAAGAAAGTGATGAGTAATTATGAGAATATCTTTAGCTGAAGTTAGAAATACTTTTGATCCTTATTGTAACGGAGCCTTTGAAGCTAATATAGATGTCCTAGGAGGTATCAATAGATCTGTTTATTATGTTAGTCCATATGGATCTAATACAGAAGGTGGAATTATTGCTATACCTGAGCAAGGAACTAGAATACTCGTTTGCCAACCAGAAGGAACTGATCACTGGTTTTATTTAGGAACCCTCTTCTGGAAAGCGGAACAAGAGGACGCTGTAGGTGGTGTAATTCCTGACGCTGGATTAAACGTAATGAATAGAGTTGATCCATTCATGTATAGAGCGCAAGGAGTTCCTATGAGATACTTATTCCGCTCACCAAGTTCGGCAGGATTAACTATATCAGAGGAACATAATGACAAGCTTATTAATCAGTATGTTGAATTAAAAACAGCCAAGAATAAAGTTGTAAAACTAATTGATACTCCAGAACAAGATTCTATAGTTTTAGATTCTGGAAATGGAAGCACAATACACCTAACTGCTAATCCAGAATACCTAGGTCTTCCTGATCAAGGATTACAAATACATACAGTAGGTGCTCAACGACATTTTAATTTAAAAGATCAAACTGATATGGTTATTTTGCCAGACGGCAAGGAGCTTCAACTATTAAACTATGCGACTGGAGTTCCTTGGGGTGAAACCTCTGTTAAGTCTGGAAATGTTAATATCCAAAGCAAATGGAAAGATGTTAATATCTTTAGCCAAGCCGAGCAGGGCAGAATTTTTATTGAGTGTCTAAATGAGTCTGGAAGTAATCAACAGATCGTAATAGAGACTAATGGCGCAGATGGTAGTATAGTTATCAAGACCAAAGGCAAAGTAAAGATCGAAGCTGGTTCGGATATAAATATGAAGGCTGGAGGAGACGTAAATATAGACTGTTCAAAGTTTAGTGTCTCCTGTGATTCAGTCGATGTCAAGTCTACAACAACTGTAAATATTGACGGTACTTTAGTTAATTTAGCTAATGGAGCCACACCTAATCCAGTCGATACTGAAGGATCGCAAAGTACTTATGGTAATGTAGGTATAACTACTTGGGATGTTTACGGAACACTTTTTAATAGGTAACAATTATGGCTTCTTTTGATTTAAATACTTTTTTAAACGTACAAGGAAACACAGGAACAGGTCTTGTTCGTTCTCTTGGAATGTCGTTTGGACTTCCAAGCTGTTTACTAAACCTAACGTCAAACCTGTTATCAATATTACCTAGCTCTATATTGTCTGATTTAAGACAAGACGTTCTTACAGGAAAGACAGCAGCTAATCAAGTAACTAAAGCTATATTCAAAAAATTAACTTTAGATACAGGAATTATTGAATTTGATACTGAATCAGGAACTTTTAAATTTAATTCTCTTGATTCGCAAAACAAACTTGATAAAGATAAAAATCAAGCTTTAGAAAATCTTACTGGCATTCTTGGAGCATTACAACAAGCTGCATCCTTTGGTGCTCAGATTTATGCAAACTATCAAAGTATAAAAGCTGAAATAGATGCAATCATAGAATGTTTTGATAAGTTGAAAAGTGTTAAAAAATTCCAAGCTGGTAATTCAGGATCACAAAGAACTCAACAACAGATAGAAGAATCCTTTGCTGCGGACAGAGCTAGCTTGGAAGAAGCGGTAGATTTTATAGCTAAGTGCGATGCTTTATTAATTAATATTGATTCAATCTTAGCAGCTAGAAGAGCTAATCCTGATCTTGAGCCTAAAATCCTAGACTGTAAAGAGTATGATCAATTCTTATCAGGAACCACTTTCTGTAGAGCACCTTTGGAGGATCCAGAAGTTGGAGCCGAAGAAAAAGAGATATTCAGACTTACTTACGGACCTCCAATATCTGTAGCGGGCACTTATATCTTAACCACAGATGGACTTTATTACGACTCTAGAAGCGGAGGAATAGATTCTGCCATAGCTTCCATTTCGAGCGTTATTGCTGTGGGAGACTTGTGGAAGTATGAGTATGACCCTAACCTAGGAGGCAAGGGGCAGGCTATATCATTAGATTCCCTCAATAGATATAAAGATAATTTATTTGATTTAGACATCATAGACGATAGTGCAGGTATGCAAGAGTACTATGATCAAGATCACTTTTTAGCTGTAATCAAACAACAAAGAGACAAACAAATTTATGATCTTTCTGGAGAGCTTCAAACATTCATAGATAATGGAGAGGGTCAGTCTGTAATTCAAAATCAAAGACAGCTTATCATAACTGCTTTAGCAAATCATAACTCTAAGATAAACAGAAGGAAGAAGCAGATTGAAGTGGCAGTAAAGGCTCCACAGATTTATGGAGGAAAAACTTCTCCAATATTTGCTCCCGGACAAATACCAATAAATGATTTTTCATACTTAGCAGACAGTAATGTTTCTGTAGATTTAGAAAAACAAAAAGCCCTAACTTTTAAGCAAGGTGACGTTAATGGAGTAGTTCTTCCAATAACACCTAAATTTGTTCAGTCCTATATAAAAGCTCCATCAATTCAATTTGAGCATCTAAAGGTTCCAACAATAGGTAAGGGTTCTATAATTTACACACCTTCTGGAAATCAAGGAGCAACAGTCCTATCCTTAACTGATCAAATTGTTACAGATGGATTATTTGCTATTTATAACTTCTTAGAAACAGATGTCAGTCTACCATCCTCAATGGATTACAATACTACAAACTGTGCAAGACAAGATAATTATAACAGCGCACAGCTAGTGGCTCCTTCTAAGAGATCTGTATTCTTCTCAGGTTTAGGAATTCCTTATTTAGAGGGAATAGTAAAAAATAAAAGCAGTGACCCAAAAGGTGCTTCTGGTTTAGGTTCATTTGTTAGATTACCAGATACTAAAGAGTTTAGAGATCTAACTTACAACAATCAAGGCTTTACCGTAGAGTGTTGGGTTCACGTTCCTAATATAACTGATAGTGAACTTGGATGGTTAAGTAACACAACATCATCTCTAACTAAAGTATTGATCGGATGTGAAAACGTAGGAGTTGCTGCTGGATATAAAGCAATAAACCATACAGGAGCCTTACGGGATCTTGATTACCTGAACAATGATAATGGAGGTCAGGTAGTGCGTGGATTACTTTGTGGATTTACTAGAGATAGACGAATAACAAAAGAATCAACTGGATTTAGTAACAGCAACACACAGAACCTTCCTACATCCTCTTTAAGTTTCTTCATAGCTCCAACACAATCTAGAGACTTATCCTCTGCTTCATTCATTAATAATGATGAATGTCAAGACTACACTACATTCTATAAGATGAAGGTAGATTTAGCCAATACAGCATTTGGAAATGTCTCATCACAGTTTGTTTTAATAAACGTAACGTGTGACCCCACCACAGACACTATTAAGATGTTTGCTGACGGATCTTTAGTTGCAACCTCTTCTATATCTAATGTATTTGGAGTATATCCTAAGTCTGCTCCAAATCTTCCTAGCTTTAAGAAACAAAATAGTTTTGAATACTCTTCAACAACTGTAGACGGTCCTACAGTCCTGAAGCAAGGTCCAAGACTTAATACATTCTATACTCCTTGGATAGTTGGTGGGGGTTATACAGATGGAATGTACCAATATGGTAACTTCCTAGGAGGAGATAGGGGAGGAGTTGTTAGCGGACTTCGTGGGCATATTGGAAGCTTAAAATTCTATTCCAGACCCCTAGATAGTTTTGAAGTTTTAACCAATTATAATGCTCAAAGGGGCTTCTTTAAGAACATTCTAATCTAATGGCTGCTAATCAAACAACAGTAATACGAGGAAAACTACCTACAAAGTATAATTCTCAACTTCCAAAATCACAAAGAAAACTTATTTGTGGTTTAAGTTATCCATTAGGTTCTAATGGTAGTAACTATTTTTCAAAACAATCTGGAATTAATATGATTAGAAACTCGGTAAGACAGTTATTAATGACCGAGACTGGTGAGAGAGTTATGCTTCCTAATTATGGATGTAACTTAAGAAAGTATTTGTTCGAACCATTAGACGATTTAACTTTTGATTCTATCAAAAGAGAAATTGAATTTTCTTTTGCTAACTATATCAGAGGAGCTACCCTTCAAAAGATAGCAGTCTTCCCTACAGGAGATCTAGGTCCAGCAGGTGGAAACTCTTTAATTGTTAATTTAACTTTAAAACTTAACTCTGATGATTTAGAAATTTTTGATGTAGAGGTTTTCATATCATGATATTCTCTGGAAATATGTCTTCTGATTTTATGAAGTTAGCTGAAGTGCCTTTACAAAAAAGGCCAACTTTAGTTAATTTTGCAGCCACAGATTTCTTAACTCTAAGAAATTCGCTAATAGCTTATGCTAAAGCTGTTTATCCAGATGACTATCAATACTTTGTAGAATCAGATCTAGGAATGATGTTTATAGAGCTAGTAGCTTACATGGGAGCGGTAATGTCCATGAAAGCTGATATGTTGGCTAATGAAAACTTTCTAGCTACTGCAAAGCAAAGGTCTAGCGTAAGAAAATTACTAAATCTGATAGGAGTACGAATGAAGGGGCCTTTGTCTGCTGCTGCACAGGCAAAGCTTACTTTTTTAGATAACCTTACAGGATTATCTGGAACAATAACTCCAGATAAAAGAATAATTAACATATCTTCTCCTGAAGATGGAGGATCGTTAACTTATACTCTATACAAGATTGTAAATGGCTTGGTTGATACTGTAAATAGCACAGGCAACATAATTCTATATGATACAGAAGCCTCTAATACACAGAAAAACGTATTTACAAATTTAGTATTACAGGAAGGTGCTCTAGTTCAAGAGACTGGAGACTTTGCTGCTACGGAGGGAGTTAAAAGTATAAGACTGTCTCAAGGTCCAATAATAGATGGAAGCATTCAGGTTTATATTGTAGACACTAATAATTCTTTAGCTACTGGTGCATATACTGAAGTTCAAAATATTTATTTTGCATCTGGATCGGATGATAAGATATTTGAAGTAGTTTATGATGATGAGTATAATGCTACGATTATCTTTGGAGATAATTCAACAGGAATAACCCCTTCTGAGAGTGCTACGTTTACTGTATTCTACAGAGTAGGAGGAGGAACTAGAGGAAATATTCCTAATAACTTTATTAATACTCAAGTAAACTTGGCAACTGGTGCTGGAACGAAGACTGCAACACTGACAAACATTTCTAAAGGCACTGGTGGAGCGAATGCTGAAACTGTAGAGCACGCTAAGAGATATGCTCCTTTAGTATTTAGAAGCCAAGATCGTCTAGTAACTCTAGAAGACTACTCTGTATTTGCAAACACATATATAAGCAGTTATGGAACTGTAGGTAAAGCTACAGCAGCAATTAGAAAAGCTTATTCATCTGCTAACGTAATTGATATTTATGTTCTTGAAAAGGCTTCTGATTTACAATTACAAAGAGCCACTACTAATTTTAAAACTCAATTACTTGCTGCCATGAACAAAAAGAAAATGGCTACTGATGACATAGTAATTGTAGATGGATTAATTAGAACAATTGATTTAGTTACCACAGTAAGAATAGATAAGGCAGAAGAAAAGAATCAAGAACAGATTAAGACTAAAGTTAGAAATAGAATACTAAATTATATGGCAGTTGATAATAGAGAGTTTGGTCAAAACTTATCAATTACAGAGTTGAATAGACAGATATTTGAAATAGATGAAGTTAGATTCTCTACAATAGACAATTTACAACAAGATGTTCCTATTGATTTTAACGAGATCATACAGTTGAACAATCTCACAATAAATATTGAGTTACTAGACTAATGGCAGATAAGTTTGTATCTACGACTAGAAGATACTACAAAACTAATTTTGTAGATATTCTTGAATCTTTAACTCCTGATATTTATCAGGAGGAAGATTTAAATGTTAGTGGAGATGGATTAAATCCATTATCTGAAATAATAAACTGCCATATCAATATAGCTAATGATTTTTCTTCGGTAATACCAGTTTCAGCTATTCCCGGAACACAGACTGAAAATTTAAATAATATAGACGGCATATCTCAATATTTTATTAAACAAAATAGATTAACAAATATTGGCCCTTATGATTTTGAAACTAAAATCTTACTTCCATTAGGAACTACTTTCGCAGATTTTGATACTAAAGAAGAGTTTAAATCTTATTTATCTGGAACACTACTTCCAAAAATAAAACTACCACAAGAAAATATTCAAAACGCATTACAGAGTAATATTAGTACACTATCTGCCTTAACGGGTGATTCAAATGCAAGCAGTGTTCATAATTATTTAGTTGATTCTTTAGGATGGTTTTACTTATTAAATAGTGAACCCTACCCTAGAAAAATTATAAATGTTGGTATACTTGATGCAGCTTCGTTTGAATTTACAGGTGATGTAGATTTCTTTGATACTAATATACCTTATCTTCATGCAGGTCATGTTTATAGATTTATATATGAAACAGGTATACCTGCAACATCCTCAGTGTATTTTACTGATGGCACAAGCACTGAATTATTTGAAGATAAAATTAAAAGATATGGTACTCCCGGAAATCCCGGAGCTTACTTTGATTTTTATGTAACTAAAGACGTTCTAGATTATTTCAAAGCATCAAGAGGACCTACTCTCAATATTGCAGGAGAACTTTTTTCTGATCCTTCATATGAATTAATTTATAGTCCTTCTAAATATGTTCTAGATTGTTTATCTGATTTGTATGATGGTAGAAAATTAGAAACTGTAGATGGTATAAAAGGTCTTACTGAATTTATTTGGAGGAATACTTCAAACAGGGAATTTGACACATTCATTCCGTCAATATATGTTTCAGGATATAATGACACGATACTAACAAATGAAAGTGGTGCTATATTTGATAATGCTGGAACCTTTATTGAATTAGCAAATCAAAGAGCAGCAACTTATACTAGTGGAACCCAGAAGCTAGATGCTCTTAATACACTAATAGATGTAATATACTCGCCACTTTATATCGATCAATCAGATTTTACAGTAAAGAATGCTTTTGATAGTTTCATGGATTCTGGATTACCTCTAGATGATCGTAAATCAAAAGGTCCACATAGAAAGTTCTTAAATATGCTTGGTTATGAGTTAGCAGACTTAACTGACCAAGTTGAAAATATTGGACTGATTTATGATGTTGAAAATGTTAGAGATGAACACTTACAATACATAGCTGATTTAGTAGGATTCAAATTAAGAGGTAACTCTCCTGCTAAGTGGAGACATCAACTATTAACAGCTATAAAACTTTATAAATCAAGTGGAACTTTGGCTGCAATACAAGCAGCAATAAACTCATTAATTGTAGACTCTGTTTTTGATGTATCTGGAAAAGTTCAAGAGCTTTGGGAATCATATGTTCCTCAACTAATATGGTATGCACTTGGAACAGAGTCTCCTCTACTTAAAAACTTAAATACTTGGAATAGAAATGTAGCTCTTAAAAATGGAGTCTATGAATATAATGAAAAAAGTTTAGAAGACAATTTAAAAATTGTTACTGATTCAATCATTCTAGATTTGTTTAGAAATTATCCTAATAATTTTATTTTCAATAACAAAAGATTTGATCCTCCTAGACTAGTAGTAGTTGATAGTATTTCTGGGGAGGAGTTAGAGTTATACACTTATGTTGGTGAGCCTAACATGAAACCTTTCCATGTTAGAATAGAAGGATTTGAAGCATACAAGCAAGATGCTAGAAAGTTTGGAGAGTCGGCGGGATTTGATGCTGCTACAGGATATGGTCCTTTTGGTTATGGAGTTTATATGGCAGGAGAAGGACCATCTCTAACAGGAGAACGTCCAGTATATCTAAAGTTTGTAGGAGACTTAACTTTCTTATTCAACTATAGAGGTAAGACAAACTATCCATTACCTCCATTTGAAGAAGTAAAATATTATAGAGATTGTGGTCTTACTGGGGACATGGTTAGCTTCTTAGTTGAAAGACTTAAATGTTTTAAAGTAAGAGATGAGTTTGCTGATCAAGTAGGAGAATATTTATTAGAAAATGTTGTAAGTAACAACACAGACTTGGGATCACTAAATGAGTGGCTAATGTTCTTTACTTCGTTACAAAGTCCTCCTAACTTTAACGAAGTTATGTCTAATACTTCTGATTTTGAAAAGAATTTATTAAACTTATGGTGTGGTAAATCATCTCATTTGTTTATAAACTTCCCAGACTCAGATTTTGATTTTACTAAGACTACTTTAGAGGGTGATGGTAGATATGGTCTATATGAAGCTTCTAGAGTAGCAAGAGAGTTTGCGCCAGCACACGCAATTACTAGAGTAAATATCTCAGGAAGCTCGCTGGACACCTATATAACTTCGAGTACTAAGTATGATTATGTCAATTTTGATCATGATGATACTAAGGCTTCATACACCTCTGGTTCAGTTCTAACGAATTTTGAATATAGTGGTGGAAGCTTCTTCTTTGCTGCGGGAGGGGGTGATAATAACGTCGGGTCAGATGGTGGCCGAGGTGGTTTGAACACTTTCAAGAGAGCACAAGTAGATTCAATACTTGATAATCTCCTCTCATCTACGCAGTCAATTAATGGTTCTAGTGTTGCTAGAAGAGATTTAAGAAGAAGAAATTATAAGTATACACTACCACACGAAGGCTACTATGATAGAACAGGATTTAATGGACCTGTATCTTTTGATCCTTCAGTCCTAGAGTACTCGATGGGTTCTTCACTAGGAGAATTCACACTAGGCTATGTTGCTTCTGCTGCTAAATTCCATCCCGTAGTAGATCCAGTAAGTCCTTCTGGAGTTTGGCATTATTGTGAAGGTCTAGAATCTTCAAGATCTTTCTCAGGCATTCCAGTCAGTAGCACATTCCCTTATAGGGGTTTATACAGCTTAGGGTCAAATGCTAAAGTTTATCAGGAAGGGTCCAGATCATCAAGATATGTAGATAGAGGTCAGGTTCCTCAAATTTACATTACGATGAATAAATTGCTCTATGAAAGAGCAAAAGCACTTGCAGAGAATATAGTAAGTCTAACCCCAAGCGCATACATTCCTGATGACTATTGGAAGAATCATGTTCTTAGTATAGCTAATGAAGCATTTGCTAGTGGATATACTTTAAATTCTTTTGCTGATTATGAGAACTTTAGATTCGGTAATGGCTTGCACAAATTGCACCGAGATTATTGTAAGTATTTTGCAAAGCATTCTTTGAATCCAATTGAAACAGATAAGACTGGTGGAAATATTTTTGCACACGTTTTTGGAAAAGGTTTGTTCAACTGCGATTTTGATTTAGATGGTTCTGCTGTTGGAAACTTTATTCTAAAAAATATTGAATCTACCAGTGCCATAAACACCTCAACTGTTTGGAAAACAGGAGGAACTGGAACTTATATTGCTAGTGCTGCTGGACAGTGCGTAGTTCCTCTATTAGGAACATTTGTTCAAGCAAGTGCGTTCCACGCTGAGTTTAGAAATCCACACATACTTAGTGGTATAGAGTTGTGTGATATTTCTGGAGCACCAACGGATAACCAATTCCAGATTTTTAGATTAGATCCATCAACCGCTACTAAAGGGTCTTGTGATTGTTTAATAAATAATACAGTAATTAAGAGTAAATCTGTTGGAGGTTTACCAAGAATTAGATTTGATTTATCTTCATATGGAGATAGAAGAAATTACTTTATAAAAGATCACAAGTTTAACTTAAAGATTAAAGCTCTAGTAGGAGATGAAGAAGATCCAGTACTGGGTGGAGGTCAGATAGGAGTGTGGATTCACACACAACCTGTTAGCGGGTTACTGTGGTCTTGGACATCAAGAGGTAAGTGGGAGTTCTGTAGAGAGTCTGATATTTCTTTGGACCTTGTAAAACAAAACCTATCTCATACTTATGCTTTTGAAACTAAACTTCCTGTTGACATAGCTTGTTTAGGTAACTTCACCAAAACTACAGAATTTACAAACAATCTTACTTTAAAGAATTTAAAGGATGATTACTTTGAAACATTCTCAATAGACTTTGATACTAGAAACTTCACTACAAATAATAACTCAGAATACTTACAAATAATATCAATACAGAATCCTGAATACAAGATAACTGAACAGGTCAATAGAGATAATACAAACTACATAGTAGAAGTATTCTTTATGCCTAATGATAATAACAAGAAATATCTTCTAATCGATTCTATAGAGTTACAGGACAAGACTTTAAAGCAATATGCTGGTATAGGAAAAGGTTTTGGAATACCTACAAGTGGAATACCTCTAACTCCATTTGTAGAAGAATATATGATTTATTTAGATAAACCAGAACTTAGAGATGTTCTAAAGTTCTATAATAGTTTAGCTGGATTAGAGAGTGGAACCTATTCTACAGTTTTAGCTTCTAGAAATGCAACATTAACTTCTGGAATTCTAGAGGTTAGTGGTGGAAGCAGACTTAACTACAGAATACATCCTGAATGGGTGCCTCACACTAAAAACGGTACTTATGGTTACTATACATCACTGGAGCTTGATAACTAATGAGAGGTGAAGTAGAAATTTGGAATGGAGAGCAACTCCTTTATGTAGAACCCAATATGATCGTTGATGGGGCTGGAGAGTTGTTGGCTGACATAATGACTGTATCACCTTCACTATCTTCTGTTAACCATCTAGGAACTTCTTCCATACTAGATGCTTCTAACTATAGAATTCAAGCTATATCTTTTGGAACAGGTAAAGATGCATTTAATGAAAATGCCCGTAAGTTTAGTATTGCAAAAAATACTAGATATAAAAATGATTTTAAATATGACCTAAATTTTTACGGAGCTGGTAACATTCTAGCCATTAGTGGAATTGTTCCTATTGTATTTGCAGTATCCTCCCTTCCTAATCCCGATACTCAATTTACAATGGAACCTACGGCACTAAGTTATGCTCCAAGGGTAGGACTTCCAATAGCTCCAGAGCCTATTCTAACGGAACTAGAGCCGGGGATACAATCTTCTCAAACTGTAGGAGACTATTCTATAAGTTCTATATTTCCTTCTAATGGTCAGTTAACTAACTTTATACCATCAGCTATAGCTTTTTATACAACTCAAAACACTCAAGTTAGTTCTCAACTATCAGCGATTACTACAGCTAGTATAATGGGAAGTTTCCCTCCCGGAAGTTCTACTTTACCAGCAGGATCTAATTTTCATGTATTGTATTACAATATCAGATCAGAAAGTTTAACAAATTTAACTGCAAGCTTAGGCCAAGTATTAGCTCAGAAAGTTCCTGTAATTGGTGGCTTCTTTAATGAGGTTAGCTCTATGGATGTTTCTGGATTTGTTAACATGGTCATGTCCAGTGTTCCAGCAGGGTCATATCAAATGAGTAGCACGGCTAGTGGATTATGTATTTCTGCTAATTCTAACTTTTCTTCTAATGGAGTTATAGAGTACTCGGTGTCTTTAGCTTCTGGAGACTTAGCCTTTGCTAATGCATATGGAGGTATTTATCATCTAGGACTTTGGACTATAGATATAAATAAGTCTTTACAGAATGGAAATACTCCTCCTTACAGTTTTAATGTATTAAATAATCCTAGAAAATATAAGTTGTTTTGTAGAAAAGGATTGAGTAAAAATTTGTGTTATACTACTGATGAAAAATTTAGAAATGATTTAACAATTAAGTGGAGATTGCATTTCCTATGAACTTTGAAGATACTGTCGTAGGCGTAAAAGGATTCTTAACCATCATAAAAAAATATGAAGATGGTAGAGAAGAGTTGTTATTAAAAGATAGAAACATGATTGTTTCTGGTATGGGCGTAGCTATATCGGAAATGTTTACAGCACCAGAAGATTGCTCAATAGAAAACTTTCAGATAGACAGGTTTCAAGTAGGAGTTTCAGGAAATGCAGCAACTGTTACAAGTTCTGTATTTGAATTGTTGGGTCCATTAACTTCAGTCGATCAATACGGTACTGGATCTAATTTAGATGTAGAAATTAGAGAACAGATAACCAGCAATGAATTTAAAAGATTACCTGCTGCCAAGATACCTAAAAGCAAAATAAATAAATTAGGAAATAATACTGTAAGATACACTATTGTCATAGATGAAGAAGCTTGCAACGATCTGGCTGTTAATAGTAGAGAAGCTTCACTTAGTGAAATAGGGATGCTTGTAAAAAATCCAACATTGAGTAAAGAAGACAAGCCTATATTAGTTTGTTATAAAAAATTCAATCCTGTAAGAAAGACTCAAGATTTTAGTCTTATATTTAGATGGACAATAATAACTAGTGAGTCTGAAGTTTTATCAACAGGAGCGGGCTATACTTTATTAAACATATTAGTTCAAAGTGGAGAAACAGAATTAGTGCCTACTGGAATAGCTTATGGAAGACCTACGACTCCAGAGGGGACTTTCGAAGAGTTTACAGAAATTGACAGTACAACTACTTATAATAATGTTCCTTATACATTAAATAATAATGATCCAGCTAGAAGAGTTTTAAAAACAGGAGATTTATTCTCAGATAAGTTCCAAGTACTAATTCCTTCAGCCGCTAATTATGGAAATGCAGAACTACCTTTAATGGTTGCTTTTGCAGACTTTGGACAGGAAAGATCTTTTGCAACAACATTTTCAGCATTAGCAGAGCAATTAAATTCTAGAAATTCTTTTGGTGTAGCTCCATTAGGAGACAGCGGAGTAGGAAATACTTCAAGAGCTATGGTGTATAGTGCATTCTCAAAAGAAGCTATAAATCATACTAAAGCTATAGTTAGATATTTAATTGATGCTTATCCTATTAATAAAGATAAAATATACTTTTATGGATTTGGCGTAGGTGGGGGCCATGCTGCTGGTATTGCAGGTCTTCAATTAGATCCATCACCATCTGGATGGTATCCCGCTGCTATGGTTTTACATGATGCTGTGTTATCTAATCGCTTCACTTGGTGGTATGGTGCTCCTGCCTCACTAACCTCGATGAGTGGAACGTATAACACTCCATTAAATGCTCAAATGAGCCCTCTTACTAAATCTATTACATATTGGTGTGCTTCTTCTTACGGAGCTTCTGATGAGGGTGGTAAATCAAGAGGAACTTATTATGCAAGGTCCACAGACTACATTCCCGGAGTTCTTACTAATAATGGAGTTGACGGAGCTACTTGGAGTCAGGTATCAGGCATTACACCAGATCATAAACCCTATACTTTTATAGAGACTAGTCCAGTAGAGTTTGATTTAACAACTTCCACAGGATTGTGGTTATCTAGTTGTTTATTAATGAATCTAACTCACATACCAACCTATGTGCAGTTTAATACAAACAATCCTTCTGGAAGTGTAATAACATTACCTAATTTAATTGTTTCTAGTTTTATATCTGGTACAGTAGATAATCCATATAATATAGAAGTATTCAACAAACAGTATTCAGGAATGTTTGTTGATTGGGAGATCCATACTAGCTCTACTGGAACTCACTCTTTATCAACAATTAATTTGAATGAAGCTTTAAATTTCTGTTATTCTAAAAGTGCTATAGAAGTTTCTAGTGGAATTACGATGGTTGGAAGAACTGGAGAGTATTGGGGAATACAGCCTTACGGATATGTGCAAAAAGCTCAGGATACTTTTACTGGCTATAAAGGTTATGGAGTTCCTCAAATATTTGAAAGCGAAGGAATGGATCCGGGAGTAAATGTGTGGCCTTCTGGACTTTCTGTTATATATTGGTCTAAAGATGTTGAAGAAAATAGTTTAACTTTATCTTCTACATTCATGTGTCAAGAAGATACTAAACCTTATCAATGCACAGTATTAAATGTAGATAAACTAGTATTACATCATGGAACATCTGCACTTCCTTTAATAATTAAAAAACCATACACTCAAACTGATAGAGATGCTACAGGTATAACTAGTTCATTTACATTTGCTAATGATTACGAATACCCTCACCCTTGGATGGATGTCTGGGCTAGTGTGGATGGAGCTAAGTTGGGTGGGTTGAGAGATCAAAGTTACACCATGTTGGAGGGGTATGCTAATGCTGTTATTTTAGGGTGGGCTTCTTCTATTAGGGATACTAGCACAATTTTGATAGAATCACCTCCCGGAGATCCAAGTCCATACCCATTTAAAGTTCCAGAATCTCTACCGGGAACAGGTAAAGTTAGAACAGATTTTGGTCAGATTTCTAACGATGTGTATTATTCTTCTGGAACTCCTACAACTACTGGTTCTGGACAATGGACTAGAATATCTAGATTTAGAAAAAATGGAGAGCCTTTCCCGGATAACGAAGCTTGGAGATATCTACCTAATTGGGCAACTAGTAATCCTAATGCAGGATATACAACCATAGCTACAGTAGATAAAGAATATGGCAGTTTAATTTTAACCCAACGTGGAATGTATATAATTTATAAACCTTAGGTAGCATTAGCTATATAATAATATATGGAAAATAATAAATTTAAACCCATAAATAGAATATCTGGACATCTAACAATCATTAAAAGATTGAAAGATGGGACAGAGGAGATTTTATTAGACGATTCTAATATGATTGTTTCGGGTATGGGTGTAGGTCTTGCCTATATGTTTACTGGATCTGGATCTCAATCTATTTTAGATTATCAAATAGATAGATTTCAAATAGGAGTTTCAGGACCTCCTGCCGGAGGAGTTACTAGTGCTATAAGCCAACTATCTGGAGCTTTAACTTCAATAAATGAATATGGAACTAATAGTAACTTATTTGTAGATATAAGAGATCAGTTAGTTGGAGGCTCTACAATATCAACTCCCGCAGCACTTATACCTAAGCACAAGATAACAAAGATAGGAAAATCTTCAGTTCGATATACCTTAGTATTAGATGAAGAAGCCTGTAATAACCTAACTAGAGATGGGAATGCAGCAAATATAAATGAGATAGGTATGTTAATGAAAAATCCAACAGGGTATTCAACACCAAGACCTATTTTAGTTTGCTACAGAACTTTTAGTAATATACGAAAGACTAGTGATTTTAGTCTAATCTTCAGATGGACATTGAACTTCTAAAATGCCTTTTAACAGACACGACATTTACACAAGCAGTGGTAGCGTAAAGCTTTATAATTCTTGGACACCATATGTATCCAAGTATGACACTAGTTCTTTCTATAACTGGGAGCAGGATAACCTCCCACTCTACGATCTTGAGGAGCGAACATATGAGCTATGGGAACAGGCAGGTTTCGCTACCTCGGCAGGTGTTCCCGGACTGGCTTTAACGGTTTCTGCCGATGCTCCTGCCTCCGTTCTTGCCGCTAACAGAAATATATTTACAACGCTAAGTGGATGTATTGCTGGTATTCCAAAAGTAGTTAGATTTCCTGTTCTCATTGAAGTTGCTAACTTCGGAGATATGGGAAATCTCGAACTGCATAATTTTAGAATCGAAGAGGGCGGGTCTATTGAAATTATCAATAGAGGATTTGGAAGAGTACTAAGTACTTCCTCTTATAATCTAGCAACAGCCTTAACTAACGCATCTTATAATTCCTCACACTCTTTAGTTAGAAGATTAGTATCTACACATTTAACTCAGACTTTAGCTGATACTTCCTGTGTTAATATACAAACTTTATTGTTAAGTTCTACTCCAGATGCTGATCAAAGACTTCAAGCAGGATCTAATTGTGTTTTAAGTATACCACATCCCTATAGACAATCTGTGTTATCTGTTTTTATTGATAGAGATTTAACAGATGGAGTTGATCAGTTTGTAGATCAAGATGTTTTTGAAGATGTTGGAGATGCTTCTGATCAAACTCTTTATGGTTATGATATTAGTGCAACTAGACAATCAAATTCAGCATTACTAGCTAGAAGAGGATTTATTAATAACAGACCTTTAACAGGTTGTTTTTACACAAACTCTATTAAAAAGCTATCTGTTAAAAATTGTGACGGTCCAATATACATAAGAAATTTCTTTGTTGATGGAAAAACTTCAACAGTTAATGGAATTGAAATAACAAACTCTGATGTTGTATTAGAGAACTGCGCTTCCGTAAGATGTAAGGAAGCTGGATTTAAGTTTAATAATTCAAAAGTTATATTGTCTAGAGCAGCATATGCTTATAGAAACTATACACTCAGTGGAACATCAGCCAGAGTTCCAGAAGTTGGTTATGGATTCCATGCTGTGAATAGTGATGTTACTTTAAGCTCTGTCTTAATAGATTTATCTTCGACTAGTGTTGGAGATAATGGAGCTTCTGCTTGCGAATTTGTAATTAACTCTTCTAGAAATTATGCTGGATTTGTTTTAGATAATTCTAAACTTGTTGGTGGAATTTCTAGAACCACAAATACCGACCCATCTAGCGCAAGTGTTTTAGCTTCTGAATGCAATACTGGATATGGAATGCTAATAAGAAACTCAGAAGTAAACCTTAAAGGATTACTTGATATCTACTACAATAATAGAGGTATAGACGCAGACGGATCCAAAATAACTTTTGAAGAACTATCTGTGGATACTCATTCTAATGAAGGAATCCTAGCTAGGAATTCAACCTTTATTTGGAATTCTCAACAAAATCCAACTTCTGCTGGACAAAGTGAAAGAAGACAGTGTGAGTTCCGTAGAAATTCTCAACACATAAATCTTATTAGTAATTCTTATTTTGGTTTTGCTAGAAAAGATAGCATTCCTCAAAAGTATGGAAATTCATTCTTTAACTTGGCTCACGGAGTAGTTTCTTGGGATGGTGCAAATAGATCAACATTACCAGCAATATCTATAAATAACAATTCCACTCTAGAATTATTACACCCCAGCATTAGAGTAGATGATACTACTGACTCTGTAGCTAATTCAACCAGTTATGGAAGAGCAGTAAGAGCTTCAAACTCTTCTACAGCATCGTTGTTTGGAAGCCAAACAGGATGTACGCATATTATAGGTCCTGCTGGATTAAATTATCAACAAAAGATGGCAGGTCTATATGCTGACAATAACTCTACCATAAACATACACGGACCAGCAGCAATGCTTCAATTTGGAGTAGACGCTTTAGTAGAAAAAAATTCAGTTCTTAATATTCAACCAGCAACAGTTCCCGGATCTTATAATTTAGATGTCAGTGGCTTTGATTTAAATTCTGGTGCAAACCATACTCATGTTGAGCTTCATTCAACAAGAGCTTGCTTAGTAGCAAACAAAAACTCAACTATAAATTTACAAGATCTTGGATCATTCCCTAAGAATTGGAACAGAACTTCTAATGGTCAAGCGTATTTAGCACTTGGTTATGATTATCCAACAGATACTTTTGCTACAAGTGCTTATACAAGTTCAGGTTCATTACAGTTCTATCCAAACCCACAAGACGATGCTGTAATATCAAATAACTCACTTGATAATATTGTTGTAGGACTACCTTATACAATACCAGACTTTCCTACATTTAACACTGGAGAAGTATTCACTAGAATTGTTAATGATACAATAATTAATAGCACTCCAACATGGGCGTCTAGAGCTAAAGTAACTTTAGGAGGAACCTGTGTAAGAGCTACAGAAGACAGCATTGTAAATGTGAAGAACGTACACTTCCCAGTAGGATCAAACGGAAGTGAGCTTGACGGCTTCTATTATAATGCTAGTGGTAGCGAATGTGATAAGCTTATGATTTGGAATATTGCCGATACTTCCAGACTTAATGCATCATACTTATCAGTCAGCGGTATGCATCCAACTGATAGTAGATATCATGGACCAAGCTCTATATGGCTATCCTCTAACGGAGTCCCTGCGTCCGCTGCACCTTCTGGAACTCCAGATACTGGAGCTTTAAGTATTCTAGATATATTTGGCGCTGGTAGCGGAGTATGGACGATAGGTGCAGGAATATCTCTTAATTCTCCATTTAATAGATTCTATCCTATAAATACTGCATTAGGAGAAGCTGATGCTAAGTACTTATATCAAGCAGGAATAAGCACTTATGTTCCTAGACTAGGATCTTTCTTAATTGGAGCACCCGTCAATACCAGTAGAAATCAGGGAGTGTTTAGAATTTATTGGACTCCTAAGGCTAGTGCTAAGGCACTCCAAATCAATTATGCCGGATCAAGTATAGTTGGAGCACCTTATCAAATATTTGCTCAAGGATATAACTGCTCTGGACCACTTTCCTCTATAGTGCCAACAGGAGAAACTAACGCTAGCAGTCTATTCCCTGATTTATTAAAACTACAACAGGAAGCTGGATTCTACACTACAACTATACATACTTCTGGATTCTATTATTGTTCAGAGTTTGTAGAAGATAATCCAACACAATGTTTACTAGATGAATCCGCAGCCAAGACTTTTGCTAATGCACAAAATGCTAGCGTGGGTTGGGCAGGTAGACCAAGAAAAGTATCAATTCACAGAGCATATAGTGCTGCAAATGATAGACTATCTGAATCACGGGGTACAGATACCAGTGGTTGTGTAGGATTCAAGTCTGCTTCAATATTCGATCTTTCGAGAGATAACTAATGGAAAACATTTATCAAGATAGTAATTACAGATTTACAGACCCTATTCGCTTCTTCAAAGCGAATGATCCCTATTATTTTGAAGTAGATAACATACCTCTTAAGCAGTTACAAGAAAACTGCTTATGGTTAAAAGATCAACTTAGAAAGACTATAGAGCCTAAAATAACTGCTGTTAAACGAGGAGATATTGACGAGTTACGTCCATACTCCACTGGTGGTGATAGGAAGGTTAGAGTAAAACCCGGAAGATACACTGCTAGAATAAATGATGCTTCAAAAGCTAATCCTTTAGGATATATCTTAAAAGTTGCTGGAGAAGCGGTGGGGGATGTAGATGCTTGGTCTTCAGCACTACCACAGCCCGGATCATTTCCAAATAATAAAAACTACTTTCTTGAAGCTGCTTTAAATACTTTTAAACAGCAAACAGCAAACCAAGCTATGGGTATGAACGGTCTTGCTGAAAGAGCCTTTACTTGGCCTGTAGTTAATTCTGATACACTTGTGGACGAAAATGGAACAGATTTGTGGGCTTCTGTTAATTGGTTTTCCTACGGTGGGTATGATGTAAATATACCCGGAGGAGGTGCTAGTAATTCTCCTTTCTTAATAACAGAAGCTCTTCTATGGTCTAGAGCGGGTTCAGGAGCTACAGCCCCAGATAGGACTGGATTGCATTCGTTTGATACTACAAATACCAATAATGGATTTTCCTTCTTACCTAGAACAGAAAATCATTTCATAAAAGCTTGGAGAGGTATTTCTAGACTAGCTATTGTTGATGTAGATGATGAAATTTCTATTGAGGTTCCTAGATTCGATTCTACAGATTTTCAATATAAAAATGAAAGTGGTGTTGCCGTTGACGTAACTGGTGTTCAACAAAGAATAGATTTAATATTTATTTACAGCAAGCCTGTTGATATGAGTGGAGTTAATTTACTAGATACCACTACAAAAACTAAGAAAACAATAACTAAACCTACTTTAGGAATTGTTAGAGGTGCAGGAATTAAAATGAACTTGCGTCAAGGAATGCCTATAAATAACAAGGCTCCTACAAATGGTTCTATACTTGCTCATCCAGCGGACCAAGTTAATACCAATATGGGATTTAACTCAGCTTCTGGTAATGATATTGCTTATGATATAAGAGGCAGCTTCCCTTCTCCTGATGATCTTTTAAATATAGCTCCTCTAATTTCTGAGAAGCTGGAAGATTCTGCATATGAGCTTGTTGGACAATCAATCCTTCCTGTAGCTTACGTATTTGTTGATAGCACATCACAAACTGTATTAAGCACTGATGTAATTGATATTCGTCCATTCTTCAGAACGGCTGAACTTGCATACAACGAAAGAGCAGGTATTGCTGCGGCATTCCCACAGCTATCATTAGCTAATCCCGCTGTAGGCAAGGCACAGATGGATTATGAACTTAAAAGAGTCTATGATGATCTAAAATCAAAAGTAGATAATATTAACAATGTAACCAATACTACAAGTATAGTTAATAATTCAAATACATTAGCTACTGGATATGTATTTGGAGGTTGGAACTTTGGCCCCGAAGGAGCCATGTATGATTTCTATAGAAAACAATTTGCTGATGATACTAATACGTCTAACGATAGTCAAGAGTATATTAGAAATTATGTAAAGAGCAAATATGGTATTGGTAGTGCTGCAACAAACAATCTAAGTATTCCAGCTTACCCAGATTGGGACTTATCCTTGTGGGTACAAACACAAAATCTTGCTGACAAGGGATTGTATCCAAATGATTATATAAATACTTTTATAGGATCTAATGGTAGTATTGTTGCTGGAAGCTCTTCAGTAAAAGTTGATGAGAATGGTAATTCAACTGGAGTTAAATTAAACAAGTTTACTAATGCTACTACTGGGGCTTCGCAAGAAGTTCAAGCCAATTCGGTGCCATTAGAAGGTATTAGTTATAGAACTTATGCTAACTTTAATTATATTTGCAAAAAAATAAAATTTAACAGACCCTCTTGGTTAGCTGATTATAATGTAAGTGTAAGTCTTGTCAATTGTTTAGCTCAGAATAACTCTTTATTTAATGCAGGTTCTTACTTTGGAACTTGGATTGAAAAGGGGTTTGATGAATTTGCAATTTATGTTGCATTTACTGGACCTGTAAATGCAACTTGGGATGTTTTTGCAAATCAATCAGCAGGTCAACTATTTGGATACCCCGCTCCGGGAGTAGATAATATATCTCAAAGAGGTGGGGACGGTTTTTCTTGCTTTGTAGTTCCTGTTTCTGATATTTTAACAAGTAACACAGCCCCCATAGGTGGAACAGGTACTGCTGGAGTAAAAAGAGGATATGTTGGAAATCCTAGAATAGCTAAATGCACTTATCCTACAGTGATGTGGACTATGACTGGTGTTCTAGCCGAAGATGTTCTTTATCACTATGGTAATCTAAATGGAACAAGACCTACTATTCGTTTAAAGGGTGATCCCGCAACTACTGAGTAATCATGCCTTCTGAAAAACCTACGTTTGGTTGTGGTACGTTTCTACCCGGATTCGGACCTTTCAATACACCATCCTATGGTTTTGGAGACACTGTAGATTCTGGAGCGGATAGTGGGGAGCCTCCTGTAGATCCTCCTATTGATAATGATGAACCAGCAAATCCTCCGGGTGGGGGTGGAACAGGTGGTGGAGGAGATACTGGGCCGGGAACTGGAGGAGGTAGTCCGGGAACCCCCGGCCCGGGAACCCCCGGCGTAGGAGGTCCTACTACTGGAGGTCCCGGAAATAATAATAAATGTGTTTGTAGACCAGATGGACCTCCTATTTTAATAAGCCAGTTTGATGAACCTAATGGATTTACAGTAACATCAAAATATAAGATAAAACAAAAATGTGAAAGCGTTCCAGTACCTTTATTAGGACAAGACACATCTCAAGAAGCTGTAGATGATCTTGTTGATAGTATAGCCTCAAATGGAAGCACTATAGTAGATGTAAGACCATATAACGGAGATGAGGATTGTGAATCTCCCGGACCAACTCTTGATGGAAGCCTTAACTGTGGAGGAAACTGTCCAGATGTTTTAATTTATATAAGATGGAATAGACCCATTATAACAGTTCCCGGAGGGCCTTTTGTTGACGCAGGTGGAGGATTAATTGATCAAGGGGAAGTTGATGGTGATAATGGTGGAGGAGGTTCTGAACCTCCAATAATAATTAAACAAAAAGATATAGTCCCAAATGCTGGAGGTGGACTAATTGATCAAGGAGAAGTGGATGAACAAACTCCCATAGAGGATACTGGAACTGAGACATTTAATCCTAACTCTGGAGGAGGAATAACTACCTTTGAAGAGTTTGATGAGTCCGATATTGATTCCTATGTGTTTGAAAACAATAATGAAATAGACCTGAGCAATCCATTCTTCAAAGATGTTTTATTAAAAGATAATGAAGGAGGTCTACAAGACCCAGATATCATTATAAATACTACTCCAACTAAAGGAACCTTAGTTCCAAACACCGCTTCTAATGGCACTTTGTTTAAGGATATGATTGATTCTAATTTATTGTATGTTCTTACAAAAAATAGAACATTTGGTGATTGGGATAGTACAAAAGTAGCTGCCATAACTCCTCAATTAATTTATGATAATCTAAGACAAGAAGTTTTGAATGCTTTATTGAGAATAAAAACTCATGAAGGAAATCCTATAAACATATTACAAATCTATTCATTAATAGGGTCTAGAGTTATTGACGGAAGTATAGGATCATTTACTTTTGGAATGATAGAAGCACTAGTTAATGGCAGTGCAAATAAAGAAACATATAAAATAACTCCAAGCCCTTTTCAATCAGTTAATGAAATGTTTGCACTTCATTTGATAGAAAACTCTATGGTAGGGTTAGATCCTACTCAGTACGAGGATGATAAGATGGCTAAGATATTTCCTTTATGGAAAATCTTATCATCAGATATAGATAAATTTATTCCTATATGTATAAATGAAGAAGAGATGCGTTTGTATGTTAAAGATGATAACACCTTTATTCAGAACGAACCTTTAATTATAAGAGATGGAGATTTTGCCTGTGTTCATTGTGGAAGTAATTCAGAAAAGCTATTTACTAAATCAGAAATTGATCACACTTTTACTATCCCAGAAGTTACAAGAGAAAGAGTAGTATCTTTACTAGGGGAAGATCCTGCTAGACTTTTAGAAGTTAGTGCTTTAGAAACATCTAATATAGAATACAATTATTCTTTAAGTAGTCCTAGACAAAACTTTTATTTCTTAAGTTGTGTTCTTAGTTCTATGGATAGTAACATATCAGATAAATCAATGCTGCTCAAGAAAACCAGAGCTAGATTTGAGTTAGTTGATACAACAACAGATTCTGGATTATCTGCCGTAAATGAATACATTAAGTATAAGGTTAATCATAGAACATTCCTGTTAGATGATGAAGATGTTATGTTAGACTACATACAGGGAACTTCCTCAATCTATCTGACACAGATTGATGTTACCACAGATTCAGCTAAAGAGAATAAAACTATACCATTATTAACTAGACAATATCCTTGGTATATTTTAGTTTGTCCTACTAATAGACCAGATTTAAACGTGTTTAACAGTAAGTCTAGATTAGTAGATTTAAGCCCTTCTGGAATGGTTAGACGCCAGCTAAGATGCTTACCCTCGATTGCTCCAGATCTTAACAAGCAGCAGTCTAATAAATTTGTTAGAATGCAGACAGATGGAATAGATGCTGTTAATGTTATTGGAGAGAATGATCCTCAGACAAGAATAATGAAAATTTATTCTGACGATGCTTTATTTCAGCAAACTTACATTAAAAATAATGAGCTTATGTCTGCTCAACAATTTACCCCTAACAGAAACAAAACAGGGCTTAGAGTAATTAAAGAGATAATTAATGAACTAGATGATAACTATTACCTAGGTCTTAATGGTTTGGGAAAAACTTTGACCGAGTTTGATGTATTCAGCAGAATGTCTCAGAAGCAGTTTAGTAAACTAACAAAAACAGAAAACTTTAATTTAATTAAAGATTCAATCAATAAAGGACTTATTCGAGGTGTAAAAATAATAAGACCTATAGGAAATTCAAATAGCCAACTCTCTTTTACAAAGAGCCAACTCTATAGAAGGAAGGCTTCTGCTCCAACGGACAACTACTTACCTAAGAAAGCCACTCAGGAGCAAGTAATCATAACCCCACCAACCGAAGAGGGATTATCCACCTTCGGTCCTGTGCTATAATAATTTGCATCATTTTTTAAAATAATTATATTCATTTTATTGTAGTTCGCTAGATAACATAAGAGATTACAAAAAATCTTAATATTCTTAAAGGAAACAGATTATGGATCATTATAAACTAACAGACGAACTTCGTCAAAAACTTATCGAATCAGCCGCATGGACTCGGGCTGGTGTTGAAACCCGTCTCGATGAGGGTTCAGAAGTTATTGAAGAAAAGAAGGGTATGAAGGGTGGGAAGCACCCTTTCAAGACGTCTACAAAGGCTTTAGCTAAACAAATAGAAAAGCAGCACGAAGATACCGAAGTTGAAGATTCGGAAGAAGTAGAAGAGCTTGAGGAAGAGGTTCACGTTTGCCCACTCTGCACCAGCCAGCTTGACGAGTCGATTGATGAAGATCGCCTCCTTGAGCACCTTGATGTGGTCATGGGTCTAGTTGAGCGTCTAAGCCACCTCCAAGAAGGTGAAGAAGATGTTGGAGCAGTTATCGATCAGACGATCTCCGAAATTCTTCTACAAGACGAAGAAGTAGAAACTCTCGACGAAGACGAAGAAGTAGTCGAAGAGGAGTGAGGAAAAAAGAAAGTACCTGCTTATGAAGAAAAGCATAGGGGACTTCGCAGAAAGCCTAATATTAGGCCAAGTTAAGAATATTAAGGAAGGTAAGGATCCTAGCCCAATTCAAAAAGAGAATGGGCTGGCTCCTGCTGGCCGAGATATCTCTAAGGTAAAAGTTCCTGATAGTTTTATGAAGCAGATACTAGGGGAGCAGTTTACTCCTCAAGACGCTGAACCTGTTGATAGCATTCCTGAATTGGTTTGGAATAAGGAAGAACCCAAGCCTGAACCAGTTCAATTAAATGAACAAACTTTATCACAACTTATTCCCTTGTTGGAGGAAGTTCGTGATTTATTAACAGAGATGACTACCTGCGGGAGCATTGGAGTTAATTTAGCTGAACCTAAAGGTGAAGCTTTTGAAAAAACAGAAAAGCGTCACGGATATATGTCACCCACTAATTCTAAAAAGAGCAAGAAAGCTGTATTAAAAGCATCCATAGCAGCTAGATTGAAAAGACGATGATTAGAATAGTTGAAGAAATACAAACTTTTCAAGAAGCCAGAGGCTCCGTCTCTGGTAGAAAGGTGTATACTTCAAAAGAAGGAACTAAGAGAGACGTAAAGAAATCATTTAAAGGAAGAGTTAAAACTTATGGAAGCATAAGCAATGCTCTTTCAGATGGTCAATACGGTGATATCTTTACAACAAAAGCTGCTGGTAGACTTTATGTAATCTCTAAAGGTAAGTGGGGAGCTAAAAGTGGTAAGGGAAAGATTGCAAAAGGATTTACTCCCGGAAGCGCAACTCCTTCCGCTGCTTGGGGTAGTATAAAGAAGCACGCTGCCAGAACTAAACTACGTTACGGTAAAGGTTCTGACAAGCTTGCACAACAGTATGGAAGCAGATCAATTAAGAAAGCTCACGGACTGAGGTATAAATAATGCAATTATTACAAGATGTATTCATAGTAGAAAAACTCCAAGTTCTTAATGAAGGGGCACAAAAAGATACCATGAGAATTCGTGGAGTCTTTGGTCGTTGCAATGAAAAGAACAATAACGGACGCATATATCCTACAGCAGTTCTTGAAAATCAACTTGCAAAAGTTCAACCTCTTATTCAAGAGCGTAGACTTTGTGGAGAGCTTGATCACCCTTCAAATGATTCTGTAAAGCTTTCAAACGCTTCACACTTAATTACTAAGCTAGAGATCAAGGGTAATGAACTCATCGGAGAAGCTGAAATCCTTAAGACTCCTGCTGGTTTAACTGCAAAGGCTTTAATCGATGGTGGCGTTCGTATTGGTATTTCTTCCCGAGGTATGGGTACGCTTTCCGAGGATTCTAAAGGAAACAAGGTTGTTAACGAAGACTTCAGACTAATTACGTTTGACCTAGTAGCTGATCCATCTACAAGAGGGGCTTTCCCAACGCTAGCTGAGTCTACTCAATCACGATTTGCAAGAGAGTCTCAAAGCAAGTTACAAAAAGAAAGTAATTTTGTAGTAATGCTTAAGTCTAAGCTTCGTGAAGCATACCAGCCAATTCTAGAAGAGAAAGGCACACCCAAAGAGCCTACCGACCCAGAAGAGGCTAAAAGATTTACTAATGCTATGAAGAGGGATCCTCATAGACTTGAGAAAAGAAGAAAGCCTAGAGGAGGTAGAAGAGCTTCTGATAAAGAAGAAGCTAAAAGATTTATTGATGCCATGAAGAAAGATCCTCATAGATTAAAAGAATCTGTTTATTCTAGCGGACACTACCACAGGATGGGTCTGTTAATTGCAGAGGGTATGGGGCATCGTGTTGATGAGATCATTGGTCAAATGCTAGGAAGCATGGCTAAGAATGCTTATAGGTGGAATAAGAAGTATGATGCTACAGGAAAGGCTGCGAACGCATTAAAAGGAGCCGCTAAAAAAGGTATTGATTGGGTATCAAATAAGTGGAAAGAGTGGAGAGAAAAAAAAAAAGGGAATCTAAATCCTAGAGAAAGAATGGATGCTAGAAGAGCAGCTAGAAGAGCTGGTCAGAAACCCGGATCTGAACTTTATAAACCAACTGAAAAGCGAGCTACTTTAACTGAACTACCATCAAGAAAACCTCATGAGCGTCCTGAAATAAATCCTGTAAGTGGAAGACCTCAAAGAGCAGAATCAACTAGAGAAAGACTAAAAAGAAAACGAAAAGAAGCAGAAGAAACAGAGAAATTTGGAGCAGGACTGGATGATGAATTTGGAGCAGGACTGAAGGATCATATGAACTATAAACAAATTGGACTTATAATAGCAGAAGCTATGGGATTACTTGAATACAAAGATCCAAAAACAGGAGAAAGATATACTACACCTGCCGCTGCTGAAAGATATGAAAGAAAGCATGGAGGTGGAGTAAAACAGGATCTTGGCAAATTTGGTACAACTGAATTTACCAAGACAGGGGAGGGTCAGGTACTTAAAAATAAAGAAGGAAAAATAACCTCAGTAAGACCTCACGGATCTAAAGGTAAACTCCCAGTTCCAGTTAAATTAAAAATGAAAGAAAGCTTTATAAGAATAGGTAAATCCCTATTAGAAAAATCTTCTGAAAGACCTTACTCCTCAGATCCAGATGAAAGAGTAAAGCAACGTAAAGAGGGTGGAGATTGGCCCGGACATAGCGACCCTAAAGAGTCTCCAGAGAATCAATGGACTACAGATCGTCGCACAACTGGCTTCAGTAACCGTCCTAAGTTTGGAAAGAAGTTTCATGGAAAACAGCGTGGTGGTAAATTTCAGGGTCCAGCAAGACGGCAGATACACATAACTCATAGCGTTGATCCTAAGACAGGAGAAACCAAGGCGCATCCTTCCAAGACTGCAAGAGATAAAGCCAGAAAAGAACGTCAGGCAAGACTTGCAGCTAATGTTAAGAAGGTATCTGGCAAATAACAACACATACATTTTTTAAAAAAAATTATATTTTTAAAAAAGATAAGATAGATATATTTAACCTAGGAGATTTCTCATGAGTAAAATAAAGAATATTGCTGATATTCTTCCTGAAGGACTTGACCAATCCACAGTTGAAGCTATTTTCCAATTAGTGGATACCACAATTAATGAGCAAGTCGAAGAGAAGATTGGACTCTTAGAGGCTAAAGTTAATGCCTACCTAAGAACCAAGATTGATCAGCTTAAAGAACAAGCTCTTACCGAGTTAAGTGAAGAAAACGAAGTATTCCGTAATGCTCGTCTTTTTGAATCGGTAAGAACTTTAATGGCTCTAGAATTAAATGAAGGTGATGAAGGCAATGCTCTTTCTGAAATAACTGAACAACACGGTGAACTTCAGGAAGAGTTTGACGTTTTAACTGAGCAAGTTAACAAGCTCGTAGTTGAAAATGAAAAACTTCAAGGCACCATTAAAGTTCTCAAAGATAAGGTATCCCTAACGGAGGGAACAGTTGAGAAACTAAAGGGTCAAAAAGAACAGCTTCTCGAAGAAGTTGAGAATCTGCAAGCTGCCCGTGATGAGGCTTTCAAATCCTCTGAACAGGCAGTGGTAGTAACGAAAGCGGATAAAGTTATTACTGAAGAAAGAGCGCATACTAGAAATGCGTTTTTAACTGATGAGGTCATGAAGTTCATGCCCTTCTCCCCAAAAAACTAAGGGATTTAAATTATGGATATAATGCATCGTACTGATGATTCGTTGGTCCAGAAGTGGGAGCCTGTCCTTGAGGGCATTGGCAACGATTATACTCGTCGCGTAACGGCTCAACTTCTTGAGAACCAAGCTAGATCGATTGTTCAAGAGCGTCTAAATGAAGATCACGTTGGTCCAGCCACCACAACGGTAGGCCAGCTTGGCGTCTTCCAGAAGTTCGCTTTCCCACTAGTTCGTAGAGTCTACCCAGACCTAATCGCCAACAAGATCGTTGGTGTTCAGCCAATGCAGGGTCCTGTCTCACAGGTATTCTACATCGGCAACACTCGCGCTCGTAATGGTGGAGCTACTGCTAACGATATTCAAACTGTTTATAGCAAGCTAAATCTAACCTACCGTGGTAGAGCAGCAACTCAAATTGGCTCGGACGGAGGTAAGGGTACAGCAGCACAGCAAGGTCTATTCCGCTCTGCTGACGGCACACGCGCTACTGCGACTGGAGCAGGTCTAGATGGTGATGATGCCATGACTGCATTTGACGTTTCTAACGTACTAAATACACTAAGCGGCTCAAGTGAACTTCGTGGTGCTGGTGCTCCTTCGGGAACAATGGGTGGTCAAATTGCTGCTTGGCCTAACACAAGCTCAATCTATGGATACTCGGTATCGGCAGGTGAGCGTCTAACTGGAACTGGCATCCCCGAGATGACCTTCCACATCGAGCAGGAGGCAGTCGTAGCTAACACTCGTAAGATGCGTGCATTGTGGACCCTCGAAGCCTCACAAGATCTCAAGGCATACCACAATCTCGATCTAGAGCGTGAACTAACTGAACTCCTATCGAAGGAACTCCAACTCGAAATCGACCGCGAACTCATCGAAGATCTTCGTATGATCGCTTATGGATTCAAGGGCAAGACTTTCGGTGGAGTCAATCAGAACCTAATGGACAATGATTATGTCAGACTAGGTAGCTTCCCCGGAGTTAAAGATGCTCATAATGTTCAGGACTTCGTTCCTGCTCAATTCACCTATGATTTTAACGGGGGTGGAACAGAGTTCAGCCAAAGCACAGCTACAAGCGGTTCAAACATCTTTGTAATCGACTTTAGCCAAACCACCTTAGCACTATCACCTCGTCACGTTGGCGAAGTTTATGCAAATCTACTTGCAATCATCAACCTCGCTTCACAAGACATTTACCGTACCACCATGCGCGGTCCCGGTAACTGGCTACTAACCTCGCCACTAGTTTGCTCACTCCTAGAGAGTGCTTCCAAGCTAGAAGGAGGTATCGAGCGTGGTGATGGTCCCACGAACATTGGTGCCAACAGCATCGAGTTCAAGGGCAAGTTCATGGGTCGTTATGATCTCTATGTTGACCCCATGTTCCCAACTGACGAAATTCTAGTTGGTTACAAGGGTGCGAATGCTATGGATTCGGGATTCATCTACGCTCCATACATCCCACTACAACAACTACCAACCATCACGGACCCTGAATCGTTCCAACCAAGAAAGGGTATCCTAACCCGTTATGGTAAGGTTATGATTCAGCCAAACAACAGATTCTACCGTGTAATTAGAATCGTTGGTCCTACGGCTAACTACCTCTTCACCCCATTCGCTAGAAATACTACGGTTCTTGGTGGAGCAACAACCTACTAGTCTAAATAACTAGCTGAAATTATGGAGGCCAGAGGAATTCTTGACCTCTGGCCTCCTACACTTCCTATATAAATATAAGGGTTATGTTCAAATATAAAAGTAAATGTAGATGGAATATCCTTCTTCAACTAGGAGATGAGATTGTAGAAATACAACCTTATGAATTATTTGAATCTAATACGCTTATAGAGTCTCGCTACTTAGAACTTATTCAAGAAGAAGTTCAAGAAAAACTTATAGAAGAATCAGTAGAAGAACCCATAAAGAAAAAGAAAGCAAAGGAATAATATGGTAGTTAAAGTAGATCCTAAATTACTATACTATGGGGATACCTTTGGAACCTACGCTGGTAGGAACTTAGGGGATACTGATATTTATTCAACTGCTATAGATGGATCTAAGCTTAACAATAGCACATTTGAAGATGGAATAGAGCTTAATAACTTTGAAAAGACTATCAAAGATTTTATACTAGCTCGTCTAGGTTATCCTGTTGTAAGAGTAGAATTAACAGACTTTCAAATTAAAACTGCAATAGATGAAGCTATAACAAACCTAGATTATCACGCCCCATTCTGGACAACTCAGATGGCTACGTTTGAGACTATAGCTAATGTGAATATGTATATGTTGCCTACTCACATAGCTAATAATCTAACATATTGTGCTTACAAGAAATCTTTACTCAGCCTTCAGAACATGGCTGGCTCTCTTGAGTTTGATTTCTTTATCAAATACTTCCAAGACAACTTCTTAATGACCAACTTTAATGTCTCAGACTTTTATCTGATGCAGATGAATCTAGAGATGATTAGAAAAGTATTGAGTCAGGAAGGTACTTGGGATATAATAAATGGTAATGTTATTCAACTATATCCAGCACCAGTAGTAAACGGTGAAACAGTTGTTCTAGTCTTTAGAGGATTAGACTCTGCTACCATGCACCCTTATTACAAGAACTGGATTCAACGATACGCTCTTGCTGTTGCTAAGGGAATCCTTGGCGAAATAAGAGGAAAATATGGCTCTCTTCCTTCTCCCGGAGGTGGGGCTATCTTGAACGGCAAAGACCTATTAGCGGCTAGCCAACAAGAACGGGAGAAACTTAAGGAAGAGCTTCTTATAGAGATTGAAGAGCCTCCTGTCTTTACATTATTCTAAGGATTAAAAAATGGATAGAAATAGATACTTCTATGAGTTACTAACTGAAAAGCGTTCTGCTGCTAACAAAGCAAAGAACCAAGTTGAAAAGCGTGCTGCAAAAGAAGCCAGACGAGTTCGTGCTGGTAAGCCAACTGGCAGCAAGCGGGGCAAGGATTCGTATGATGGTCGCACCCTAAACATCTCTGGCAAGTCTGGTGAACCCGGAACAGGTAAGGGTGGAGTAGAGCAACGTAAGGTCACTGGTAAGGGTTATGATGATGAAGCTTATTCAGAATCAGTAAACTACGAAGACATTTACCTTGAGCTAATTGGTGAAAGCGTTTACAATACTTACTATTCGATGGGTGCTGTTCTAGCAGAAGCTTTAGGACTCATTAGTGAGAAGCGAGCAGTTCACAAGGTTGGTGAGGTTAAAAGAACTCAACCTAGGGGAATGACTCAAAAAGGAGAATATCAAGTTCCCGGTTCAAGAGGTAAGCCCGGAACAGGGGAAGGTGGTCGCCCACAGACAACAGTAAACCCACGAACAGGAGAAACTTCTGAAGTTCCCGGAGCACATTCAACGGGTGGTCAAGAACGTGGTGTTAAGAAAAAAGAAAAAACAAAAGCAAAAGACAAAGCAGAGGCTGATGCTAACAATGCTGCATATCGATCTGGCAGCAGAATGAAGTAATTATGCCATTAACATCTAAAGGAAACAAGATAATGGCATCCATGAAATCTCAATATGGATCAAAAAAAGGCAAACAAGTTTTCTACGCCTCTAAAAATAAAGGAAACATAAAAGGAGTTGATGAAATGAATGAGTATATGAAAATAGGTATGTTAATAGCGGAAGCTATGGGTCTAGACATTCAAGAAGGAATGCAAAGACGGATTAGACAAAGAAACGCAATCGAGAAAAGGATTGCCAGTGGGAAAGGTTCTGACGAAGACTTAAAGCGAGTAGAAACTCTAGGCGCACAGGCTGAGAAGGCTAGAACTAGAGCGGGTCGTATGGCTGCTAGTAGTGTGTTTGGA